GCAAGCTCAGCGACAGCATGGTTACAGCCTACGCCACCAAGACAGGAAAGAGCCGCGAAGAGGTCGAGGCCGTCATGCGTGCCGAGACCTGGCTGGATGCCCGAGAGGCACAGGCCAGCGGATTCGTTGATTCAATTCTGCCGACTGCCCGCAAGAGCGTGGCCGTTGCCAGATTCACAGGAAACATGCCGGAGCGGGTGCAATCGTCGCTGAATGTCAGCGACCACTCGAGCGGCGAAACTGCTGACCAAAAGGAGCAATACCAAATGAGCAGCAATCCAAAGCCCGTCGCGACCGTGAAATTTATTCAGGCTCGCTTCGGCAAGGCGTCGTCGGACTTTATCGTCAAGGCAGTCGCTGCCGAGATGACCGAAGACCAAGTCGCCGAGATGTACTACAGCGAGATGGTCACCGAGAACGAACAGCTCAAGGCCAAAATCGCCGCGATGGAAGAGGAGATGGTCGCACTCAAGGCTAAGGCTGAGGAGATGACCGTCACTGAAGTCGAAGAGGAAGACGACGAAGAGGAAAAGATGGTCGTGATGCCAGCCGCCAAGGTTCGTCCCGGCGTGACTCCGGTGGCATCTGTCACATCCTCGAAGCCGGTCTTTACCGCCAAGGCTCAGTGGGACGGCGTTGTCGCCACCTACACGGCACAGGGACTGAAGAAGGCCGACGCTGCCCGCAAGGCGGCACGCGAGCACGCTGGCCTGCGTGACGCAGTCATCGCCGAAGCAAACAACAAGTAAACAAACACAAGGAGCGAAAACATGAGTCAATACGTAGAAACAGCAGTCCGGGGCTTTGCCGCTGGGGCTGCAATTGGTCAGTTCCTGCGAGTGTACCTGACCGCCAGCAACACGCTGGCGCTGGCAGGTGCGAACGATTACGGCATCGGCACGATGGAAGACCCATCGACCGCTGCCAATGAACAGGTCGGCGTGCGGCTGAACAGTGCGCAGGGAAGCCGCAAGTGCGTGGCCAACGGCGCGATCACTGTTGGCGACCCGGTGTATCTGGCTGCGTCCGGCAAGGTTGGTGCAAGCGGCTCGGTTCGCTACGGCACCGCACTGGAAGCCGCCACGGCCGACAACGACATCATCGAGGTTTTGGTTGACGGCAACACCGGAGGCGTACAGCACCTGCGAGTGCGAACGACCACGGCTAACGTGAACGCCGGAGCAACCCTGCTGCCAGCGATTCCCGGCCGCAGCTACCGCCTCGTTGATGCAACGATGATTTCGATTGGTGGCAATGCTGCCGGTGCTACTGCGATCCGCATCACAGGCACTCAGTCTGCATCGTCCGTGCAGCTGGTGAGCAACACGGTCGGCGCACTGACCCAGAACACCCGCGTTCTGGCTGGCGTCACGGCCAACTCCAGCATCCTCGCTGACGGTGCCTCGTTCACCGCTTGCGACGCCAACACCGCGATCACTCTGACCGCATCGGGCACACTGACCACGTCCACTAACATCGACGTGCTGCTCAGCTACGTCGTCGACGCCTAATAACCAAAACTGAAAAAGGAGCTTTCTCATGCCATCACCCACCAGTGCATTAACCACACTGCGGCCAGACTTGGCCAGCTTTTTGGAGTTCGACCTTGAGAGCGACCGCCTCGGCTACGTCGCCTCACAGGTCTTTCCCGTTGTCGAAGTTGCCAGCCAAGCTGGCGTTTTCGGCGTGATCCCTGTGGAGCAGTTGCTCCAGCAGCGGACCACCAACCGAGCGCCCGGCAGCGGCTACAGCCGCGGCAACTTCACCTTCACCACTGCCAGCTTCGCCTGCGAAGAACACGGTGCAGAAGAGCCAGTCGACGACCGACAGGCGAAGATGTACCGCGACTACTTCGACGCCGAGCAGATTTCCACTCTGCGGGCATTTTCCGCCGTTCTGCGAAATGCCGAGCAGCGAGTTGCCGACGCCGTGTTCAACCCGACGACTTGGAACGGTGCGGCACTGACGACCGGCATCACCGACGAATGGGACGACGTTGCCAACGCCGTGCCGATCACCAACGTCGACGCAGCGGTCAAGAGGGTTTGGGACAATTCTGGTCTTTGGGCGAATGCCCTGATCATCAACCAGAAGGTCTTCCGCAACCTGCGTCGCTGTGCCCAAGTCATCGACGCCATTGAATCAAGTGGTGCTGGTGACCCGTCCAAGCAATCGGACATCACCGCCGACCAGCTGGCTCAGGTCTTCGGTCTCGACTTTGTGTTCGTCGCTGGTGCCAGCCGCAACAGCGCCAAGGAAGGCCAGACCTTTGCGGCATCGCAAATCTGGTCGGACGAGTACGCAATGGTCTGCCGCGTTGCAACCTCGGCCGACATGGCTGAGCCTTGCATCGGCCGGATGTTCCACTGGTCGGAAGACGGCAGCAGCCCTGGCGGCACTGTCGAAAGCTACCGGGACGAAATCGTCCGAGGCAACATCATCCGAGTTCGCCACGATGTGGACGAAGTCGTGCTGTATCCTCAGGCCGGTCACTTGCTGAGCAACATCACCACTTAGTGATTGGAGACGGCAACCGTGGCGAGTCGGTTCGACACCTATTTTCAGACTTCCGGCTTCGTCGGATTACTCGCCGAATTTGGCGAGCCGGTCGTCTATTTTTTCGCCGGAGGGGGTTCGCGCTCAGTTGCCGCCATTCTCGAACGCAACCCTCCGGCTATTTTCGATCAGGCCGGGAACCCAATGCAAATTGAGATCGTGATGCGAGTGCGTCGGCACGCCGTCAAGGGCGTTCTGAGCAACGAAGTTAATCGCGGTCTCGATTCGGTTGAGATTCTTCGCCGGGTCGATGATTCAGCGGCGACCCGGTACACGGTCGTCCGCAAATTGGCGGAAGATTCTGGCGTCATCACGTTGGCCCTCAGCGGCAGCGGGGGTGCGTAGTGGCAACGGCAATCAGCGAGCAAATTATCGCCAAGGTGCGAGCGCGGCTGGCAAACATTACGACGACCGGAGGCTACGAAGTCACCGTCTCGGAAGTCGTGCGGCCGACGCGGTTTGGCGGGTTCCGGCCTCAGCATCTGCAAATCGTCGTTACCCAGGGAACGCTGAGCAAGAATCAGGAACTGAGCGTGCCCGGCAATCCGCCTGCCACGGCCTACGACATGGAGATCACCATTGCGGGCCTGCTGATGCCAACCGAGGCGACGCTAACGAAGATTGACACCCTGCGGAATCAGTTCGCGGCCGACTGCATCAAAGCGATCTGCACACCGCAGGCCAGTTGGCACAACTGGGACACGCTGGCCATCGACACGCAGATCGGCGACATCGACGACGTCACGACGGAGGAGTCCAGCGGTTTTCGGTTTCCGCTGACCGTGACCTTCCGCACGACCGAGAACGACCCTTACACATCGAGGACGTGATGGCAGTCACGATGAAACTGGACGCCGAGTCGCTGAATCGACTGGGCAACATGCTGAGCGGTATCAAGGGCGGGCTCGAAAAAGCCATGGCACGGGCGTCTCGCCGCGTCGCCAAGCAGGGCGTGACGTTCATCAGCAGTGACATCCGCGAGAAAGTGGCCATCAAAAAGAAGGAACTCGACAAGCGAGTCCTGCACGCCAAGCAAAAAGGAAAAACCGGCCAGACGGTGACGCTCGAATACACGCCACGGTTCCCGCTGAAATATTTCGGCGCGAAGCAAACAAAAAAAGGCGTCACCTACAAGATTCCCAAGTCAGGCAAGAAAAGCCTGGCACGCGGAGCGTTTGGACCGGAAATTCCACGACTTGGCCGGCAAGTCTTTCGGCGCGTTGGTGCCAGTCGCCTGCCGATTCAGCCGCTGTTCGGTGTCTCGCCTTGGGGCACGTTCATGGTCAACAAGATGCTGGAACCGACCAAGCAGAAACTACAAAAGCAGTTTGCCCTGCGGGTGATGTCGGAGGCCCGCTATCTGATTGAACAAGAACGAAAACGGAAAGGAAAATAATCCATGCCACTACTTCGCCGAAAAAGCGTACTTGCTGCCAAGATTGAATCAACCAGCGGAACGGCCGAAAGCCTTGCCGCTGCAGATGCCGCGTTTAACGTCTTCGACCTGACGATGACACCGACTATTGCGATGACGCCGCGGCCCAGTCAAGGCAGTTTCAGCAGCCTGCCAGCGGTGCCGGAACTGTACGGCGGCACCTGCACGTTCCGAACGGAAGTGTACGGCAGCGGCGCGGGCGGTGTCCCCGGCTGGGCATCCACCTTCCTGCCTGCCTGCGGCTGGACCGCGGCCGGTGGTGTCTTCACGCCGAAGTCGGAAACGCCAGGCAGCAACGTGAAGACACTAACCATCGGAGCCTACATCGACGGCAACCGGATGCTGATGCGCGGCTGTGCGGGCACGTTCAGCATGACGTTTGAGACTGGCAAGATTGCCGTCATCAATTGGACCTTTACTGGCGTCTGGGGTGGTCAGTCGGCTGTGGCCTTGCTGGCCCCAACCTACCCGACAGCCCTGCCGCTGCGAGTTGGCAACGCCACGTTTACGCTGGGCAGTTGGACCCCTTGCTTCCAGTCCATGACCATCGACGCCGGCAACACCGTCGTGCTGCGGGAGTGTGCAACCAACACCGATGGCAGCGGCTACGCCGCGGCAATCATCACCGACCGCCTGCCAACCGGCACGATTAACCCAGAAGCCGAAGCGGACGGCACGAAAGACAACTACGACATCTGGACCAGCATGACCGAGGAGGCGTTGGCGTTCGACCTTGAAAACGCCACCGACAAATTCGCGATTGCAGCCCCCAAACTGCAACGCACTAACGTGGCAGCTGGCGACCGAAACGGCGTATTGACCGACGAGATCACATTCCAGCTCAACAAGTCGGCTGCGGCTGGCAACGACGAGCTTTCCCTTACTTTCTCGGCACCGTAATCAAACACCATTAACCAACGGAGGAACCAATGGGGCGAGCATTGGAACCAGGCGAAAAGTTCCCAATTGTTTTGGACTGGGACAAGGACAAACCGGAGGCCCAGCGGCCGACGATTTACACCTTGGCCCTGTCGATGCGAAGGCAGGAGCGGCTGGGCCAGCTGCTGGACACCGTGCCGCAGTCAGGCAGCACGCGGGAACTGTTCGACGCACTAGAGCAAGGCCTGAGCGAAGTGATCACCGGCTGGCGAAACTTCCGCGACCCCGCAACGGACGCGGAAATCCCGTACAGCCGCGAGGCAATCAAGGACGTTTTCACCACGGCCGAGGCCTATGAGGTTTTTCGCATCGTCCTGGCAGGCGGAAACGTCAGCAAGGAGGAGGAAAAAAACTCCGCGTTG